CTTCATTTATTACTGTGGCAGAAGCAAAATTTAATCGTAAATTGCGTGTTCGTCAGATGGTAAAGAGGGCTACTGCCGCTATTGATACGCAATATTTTGCTTTTCCTAGTGATTTCCTACAGGCTAAAGAGCTACAGTTAAACACGAATCCAATCACTTATCTGGACTATGTTACACAAAACCAAGGTGACTACAGTTCTGCAAACGAATACATTACAGTTGGTAAGCCTGTCAAATATACAATTATTGGTACGCAGATTCAGGTAATTCCTACGCCTGATACTAGTTATACAGGTGAACTTACTTATTATGGTAAGATTCCTGCGTTGAGTGATTCAAACACAAGCAACTGGCTTCTTGCTTATGCCCCAGACTTGTATCTATATGGTGCATTGCTTGAGGCAACTCCATATTTGAAAGATGATGAGCGTCTTGCTACATGGAGTACGTTATATGCAAACTCCTTGGGCGACATAGAAGTTGCAGATCAGAGGGCATCTGTTGCTTCTACTCCTATTGTTCGCGCCCGATCTTTGGGGTAAAAAATGGCTGGATCATTCTCTGATTATTTAGAAGACAAAGTTTTAAAACACGTTTTCACAAATACCGCTTACACATCTCCAACTACTCTTTATGTGGCTTTGTATACTGCCGCACCAACTGATACGGGTGGCGGTACAGAGTTGTCTGGTAGTGGCTATGTACGCAAGTCTGTAGCTTTTACAGTAAGTGGAACATCTACTTTGGCGACAAACTCTGCTGCAGTTGAATTCGATGCGGCTACTGCCTCTTGGGGAACAATTGTTGCCATTGCTATTTTTGACGCTTCAACATCTGGTAACTTTTTAGCTTGGTCTGATCTGACAACAAGCAAGACAATCGGTAGTGGCGATATTTTGCGTATTCCTGCTGGTGATCTTGACATTACATTGAGTTAATCATGGCATTAGTACTTGCTGATCGAGTTAAAGAGACTACAACCACCACAGGCACTACAGATTTCGTTCTAAGTGGTGCTGATACTGGTTTCCAGACATTCTCTGCGGGTGTAGGTGCAAACAACACAACCTACTATGCAGTTGCATTGGGTAGTGATTTTGAAATTGGTCTTGGAACCTTATCTTCTGATGGTTTGACATTGGCAAGAACTACTGTTTTGCAGTCTAGCAATTCAGATACAAAAGTTTCATTTGCCGCAGGTTCTAAGTATGTCTTTGTTACATACCCTGCTGATAAAGCAGTACTTACTGACGCAACACAAACCCTGACAAACAAGACTTTAAATAGTCCAACATTTGTTACGCCAGTTCTAGGAACACCCGCTAGTGGTACATTGACTAATGCTACTGGCTTGCCTGTTGGTACAGGCGTTTCTGGTCTTGGAACTGGTGTAGCAACTGCTTTGGCAGTGAATACTGGATCTAGTGGTGCTGTTGTTGTTAATGGTGGAGCATTGGGTACACCTTCTAGCGGTACTGCCACCAACTTAACTGGTACTGCATCAATTAATATAAATGGTACTGTAGGTGCAACTACTGCATCCACAGGAAATTTTACAACCTTAACTTCATCAAGTACTGTTACCCACAATGGTGGAACAGCCAACGGAGTAGCTTATCTCAATGGTTCAAAGGTTCTGACAAGTGGCTCTGCGCTAGTCTTTGACGGGGCTAATCTAGGTTTGGCAGTTACTCCTGCCGCTTCAGTAACAATTAAAGGTTTGCAAGTAGGTAATGCAATGTATGCTGGGTATAACGGGGGAAGTTATGCCACCGCTAATGCTTATTTTAATGGTGCTGATTGGAAATACATAACATCAAATTTTGCAACTTTGTATCAGCAAAGTAGTAGTGGTGGAACTGGTAAACACGTTTGGTCTTATGCCGCATCAGGCACGGCAGGGAACACTATCACTTTTACAGAAGCGATGACTCTAGATGCGTCAGGGAATTTGGGTATTGGCACAAGTTCGCCAGCTTACAAGCTAGATGTTTCAGGTCAAATTCGTGCAACAGCAACAATTCTTGCCCCTAATTTACAAGGCCCAGCGTTTAGTGCTTATGGGCAAGGCAACCAAACTGTTTCTAATAACACATGGACGAAAGTTATTTTGGGTTATGAAGAATTTGATACTGCAAATGCTTTTGATTCAACAACCAATTATCGTTTTACCCCACAAGTGGCTGGATATTATCAAATAAATGGCATGATTAATGGCAACGCAAATGTTAGCAATCCTACTTTTGTGCAAGCCGCCATTTACAAAAATGGTGCAATTTACAAAAGATATTCAAGTATTGGTAATGCTGCAAATTATCAAAGCGGAACAATATCATCTATTGTTTATTTAAATGGTTCTACAGATTATGTAGAGTTATATGGATATTTAACAAGCGCAACAGCAATATTTAGTGGTGAATCAAGTTATGTTGCTGTTTGGTTAAATGGTGCAATGGTAAGGAGCGCATAATGCTATACGACAAAATTAGAACCATATATCCGCAACTTATTGAAGATGATTTTGCTTCAAGAGGAACTATTCATTTACAAAACGATTCAAATGGTCAAGGTGATTACATTGCTAAGTGGGAACACCCAACTTTGTCAAAACCTACAGATGAGCAATTGGCAGACTGAAGGAAATTAACATGACTACTACTTGGACAATCTCACAACTAGACCGCAACACATCTAATGGCTTTGTAACCACAGCCCACTGGCAAGCCATAGCAGTAGATGGAAATTACACGGCATCTATTTATTCAACTTGCTCATGGGCAGATGGCACAGTCAACACGCCTTATGCAGAACTGACACAAGCTACAGTCCTTGGTTGGGTATGGGAATCTGTTGATAAACAAGCAACAGAAGATGCTCTGGCGGCTAATATTGCTTTGCAGAAAGCACCAGTAACTGCTTCTGGAACTCCTTGGTAAGATAAATTATGTTTGGATTCTACGCATTAGCTGAAGCGCCATTTTCATCTTTAATTGGTGGATATGTTGATGCGTCTGTATCATTAAATACAGATTCTTCTGTTTCAACATCTGCAATTGGAATCTTCTCTGGGATTGCACTGAGTGCGTCAGAATCAGCAATACAAACGGCAGCTTTTAAAACCTTATCAGGTCAAGCAGATATAAATTCTTTATCTTCAGCTACAAGTTCTGCTGAAGCAATATATTTAGCACTCATTGATCTTGTTTCTCAGAGTTCATTTGTATCAAGTGCAAATCTTATAACTATTACTTCTGCAAATATTGACTCTGCTTCTAATGTTGTTGCAAATGCTAGATACAAATGGGAAAATGAAGCAGATATTTCTGAAACATGGACTGATACTACAGACCAATCAGAAACATGGACAACAGTTTCAGATCAATCAGAATCTTGGACAACAGTAAATTAAGAGGTAAAAATGGCTGATACTACAACCACAAATTTAGGTCTTACCAAGCCAGAAGTTGGTGCGTCTACCGACACTTGGGGTACTAAGATCAATACAGACTTAGACTCTATTGATGGGTTATTTGATACTGGGCCATTTCTTAAAGTTACTAAAGGTGGCTCTGGTGTTGGTACTAAAACAGGAACTGGAAATCTAGTTCTTTCTACTAGTCCAACATTAGTAACTCCTTTGCTTGGCACTCCAACATCTGGTAATTTAGTAAATTGCGTTATTGGTGGATTTTCAATTACTGAGTCTGGTGGGAAACTAGTTTTTAAGTACGGAGCTACTGCAATAGCAAGCATGACTAGTGCGGGTGTATTTACTACACTGAGCAATGTATCTAGTAACGGCACACCATAAGGAGAATTTAAATGGCAACAACTCTTGTAGCAACAGGCATTCAGTTTCCTGATTCAACAATTCAAACCACATCTGCGGGTGCTGTTACATCTGTAGCAACTTCAGGTGGTCTAACTGGTGGCACAATTACTACAACTGGTACTCTAAGCATTGATACAAATAACAATGGTGGAATTGGTTCTTATAGATTGTTTTATTGCAACTCTGCTTCTGTTGCTGATAATGCAACAACCGCTGGAAGTAATTTAAGTAATGCTTATGGTGGTAATGGTGCGCAAGGAAGTACTTGGGTACGATCAGGAACTGGATCAGGAACCTGGAGAAATGTATCGGGTGTTTCTTTGGTTAAAAATGGTGATGGCGAACAAGCTGGTATTTTTATTCGCACAGCATAAAGGAAATCTAAAATGTCTTTAACTATTGTTAGCATTACAAACCCACAGTGGGCAAATGCAGAGCATACTTCTATCAATGTGACTGCTAGATTTGCAGAAATTAATGAAGATCTGCCTTTTACTGCTACACCAAATGACACAGAAGCTCATGGAAGAGAAATCTTCACTAGAACTTCTGCAGGTGAGTTTGGATCAATTGATGCTTATGTTCCTCCATCTGATGAGCAAATTGCGGCTGAAGCAAGAATGTACAGAAACCAACTTCTATCAGAAAGCGATTGGTCGCCATTGCCTGATGTACCTCAAGCACTAAATGATGCTTGGGCAACTTATCGTCAGGCTTTGCGTGATATTACTGCTCAGTCTGG